CCTACACCTGGATCCTGGATGGATCCGCGGGTGCCTGGATCACCGCGATCTGAGGAAGATCAATGCCTCTTTCCTTCCCGTCGAGCCCGACTGTCGGGCTAACAGCCACCGTCAACGGCAAGAACTACACATTCGATGGCTTCGGCTGGGTGGTGCAGGTCGGCGACGTCACCAGCACCGGCGCGCAGACGCTCACGAACAAGCAGCTCACCAACCCCGGCGAGACCGCCCAGGACCTGCTGGAGCAAAACGTCATCGTCTGGGATGCGAACCTGGGCCAGGCCGCCACGCTCACGCTGACCGGCAACCGCACGCTGCAGCTGCCGGGAAACCGCAAGGTCGGCTGGTACACCCTCACCGTGCGCCAGGATGGCGTGGGCGGGCGCACGCTCACCTTTTCCACCGGCTACGTCTTTGCCAGCGCGCCGGTGCAGTCGACTGCCGCCAACTCGCAGGACATCTACCAGTTCTACAGCGACGGCACCCGCATGTACGGCAACCAGGTGATGAAGGGCCTGCCCGCACCCGGAGGCGCGCCGACCCCGCCCCCGCCGGCGCCACCGCCCACGACCGGCCCACAGATGACGCTTACCGCGTTCGAGGGTCGCGACACCATGAGTGCCACGGGCTCGGTGGCTTCGGGCGCCGACGCGCAGGTGGCCGCGATCTTCACCGGCGGCGCCACCGGTGCCTGGTGGTATCCAGCCACCAGCGCCGACCGCTACGCCACCGTGGACGGCAGCGGATCATCTGGCTTCAGCACCAACGGCAGTGGCTTCGGCTACCTCAAGGACCATCAGGGAACCTCCGACTTCGCGCTGAGCTGGGCCAACGATCCGACCCAACCGCCGATCTACTACGCCGGCCCGCCGCCGAGCATGAGCATCTATTCGCACCCCAAGACCTGCCTGGGTCTGGGTGGCTCGAACGCTGGCTTTTGCGCCCTCATGGTGGTGCGCCTGGAAAGCGGCTTCTACAACACGCTGTTCAGTGACGTCTCCGGCGCCGCTGGCGGCAGCGCGCCCGCGACCAACGGCTACTACCTGCGCTACAACGGCGACCTGGGCGCCATCGTCTTTTCCTGCGGCACCGGCAGCTCGCGCGTGAGCGTGTCGGCACCCATCGACGCGGGCAGCGGCGCCGGGGCGCACGCCATCCTGGCGTGGCACGACCTGGCCGCAGGCAAGCTGAACCTGCGCATCGACACCGGCGCGACCGTGTCGGCCAACTGCGCCACGGTGGCGCCTGGCAACAGCGCGATACAGCTGTTCTCCAACCCCTTCAAGGACATGTCGCTGGGCGGCTGGGAAGGCTGGGACCACCTGTACGGCCAGTTCTATGGCGGTATGGTCTTTCGCAACACGGCGCTGACCTTGACCCAGCGCGACCTGATCTTGTCCTGGGGCGCCAACCAGGCCAAGAGCGTTGTCGCCACGCCCGCACCGCCCCCTGCGCCGTCGGCTCCCGAGCTGGCGACCAACGGCAACTTCAGCAACGGAGCTACCAACTGGACGGCCCCGACAGGGTGGTCGATCGCCAATGGCATCGCGACTGCGACGGCGACTTCGTCCTCGCTCACGCACAACATGGTCCCCACTGCCGGGGCAATTTATGACGTCTCCTTCGATGTCCTGAACTACACGGCAGGCACCCTGTGGGTGTGGATCGGCGGGGGCGGCGCCCAGACCTTCACGTCCAATGGCACCAAGACCATGCAGCTCACGGCTGGTACTTCGGGTGCAGGGATCGAATTTTTCGGCGGCGCCATCTCCTGCGCGATCGACAACGTGTCGGTGAAACTGGCATCCGGATCGACGGCTCCAACGCCGATCGACGCCCAGGCGGCAATCACCGCGGCTTCTGCTGGCGCGGTGCTGGACATGACCAATCGCACCTACTCGGGCGCGATCACGGTGAACAAGGCCCTGACCATCAAGGGCCTGACGATCACCTCCGCCGCGGGGCAGACCGCTGTCAACGTCACCGCCAACAACGTGGTCCTGGACGGCTTGACGATCACCGGCGCGCAGGCGACGGCCTTCAACAGCGGCGAAATTGGCGTCAATGCGGCCGGCACCTCGGCAGCTCGCATCACCGGCCTGCAGATTCTCAACTGCAAGATCACCCGGTTCGGCAACGCCGGCATCCAGACCGACTTCACGAGCAATGCTCAGATCAAGGGCAACGTCGTCGAAGACACGGTCTACGCCGGCATGATGATATGTTCCCCACAGGGCGGGATGATCCAGAGAAACACGGTACGCAGGATCGGTGTGGTCGGCGCGGCGACACAGTCGAACAACGCCTACGGCATCACACTCTCTTCGAATAACCCGTCCGTCAATCCCCAGCCGACGGACGTCCTGGTGGACGCAAACCTGGTGGAGAACGTGCCAACCTGGCACGGCCTGGACACGCACGCGGGCATTCGCATCACGTTCTCCAACAACGTCGTGCGCGGCGCCTGGCGCGGCTTCTTCATCACCGGCGATGGTGCGAACAGGCGCAACAACAACGTCATCGTCACCGGCAACCGCCTCGAGGCACCGGCCACGAATGACCGCTGGGGTATCCAGTGGGTCTTCGGCGACAGCGGCACCTGCACCAACAACAACATCATCGGCTGGCCGCAGGGCACCACCGTCCTCGAACAAAGCAACACGGGGATGACGATCAGTGGCAACTTCAACGACTCGTCCGTAGCGGAGCCGGCCGCCGGCGGCACCGGGCCGATCACGACGCCCGCGCCGGCTCCAGCCCCGCCCGCCGAGCCAGGTGAACTCACCACCTCGATCACACCCACGGCCACGGCGCCGACCATCACCAACCTGGCGCGCCATCCGAAGGACCTGCTGCAAGCTGGCAGCCCGACTCACGCCTACTGGGTCGAGGACAACCGCTGGGGATCGCGTGGCCTGGCCGAGGGCACGGCCGCGGGGCAGTTCCAGCAAAAGATCGAGCGCTCGACCACCACGGGAAGCAACGGCGAGGTGGCCTATCGCATCAACTTCAACTGGCCGCACTTCGACCCCAACGGCGTCGATACCTCCGACCCGAACACCGGCTACCCCGAGGTCAAGGGCTATCCTTCCCTGATCTACGGAGCCAAGCCTGGCTACCTGGGCGACGACATCTGGCCCGCGTGGGACTTCGCCGTGCGCCTGCCCGATGGAGCTTCGGTGCCCACGGCGCCGGCGGGCACGCCGACCAACATCTCGAGCCAGTGGCAGGCCCTGGGCGGCTCGGTGGGCCTGATCAAGCCCTCGGGCAAGACCCCGGGTTCGTTGCTGCCCAAGGTGGTGCCGATCACCGACGGCCTGCTGGCCAGCTTCATGTGGAAGCACCTGGCTGCACCCACGGGCGTCGGGCACCTGTCCTATGACATCTGGCTGCAGGACCAGACGCCCAACCAGATCGCCGGCTTTGCCAAGTCGCCGATCACGCACGAGATCATGATCCCCATCTGCAACTGGGGAAACTACGGCACCAGCCACCTGGTCAACACCCAGCCCTGGAGCAGAAATCCCGCCTGGTATCACGGCGACGTCGTGATCGGCGGCGTGCGTTACCACGTCTACGTTGCCAAGAACCTCACCACCAACCCGATCACCGGCGTGCGTGGCAGCGGCTCGTATCCCGGCCTGCAGTACAACTTCATGTGGGACGGCATCGACGGCAGCTACATCAACGAGGAGACCGGCCAGCCGCGCAGGGGTTGGAAGTTCATCTGCTTCGTTCCCAGCATGCCGATCCAGACCGACTCCACGGGCCTGGTGAAGGTGGACTTCGCCGGCATCCTGGACTACTGCCGCCAGCAAAAGGACGAGCGTGGTGTGCCGTGGATCGCCGGCACCAAGTACATGATGAGCGCCGAGCTGGGCGTCGAGATGGTTTGGGGCACCGCCGACATCGAGGTGTTCAACTACCGGGTGGGCCAGACGCTCATCGCTCCGGGAACGAGCGCTCCGGCGCCTGCCCCGGCTCCGGCGCCGGCACCTTCCTCGTCTTCGAGCTTCCCGTCCAAGGTGGTGGGCTGCTACTACACGGGCTGGGACACCACCTACATGATCGATCAGGTGCCGTTGGACTTCAACGTCATCTTCCTGTTCAACGCGCGCCCCACGGCCGCCAACGACGGCTCGTTCTCCTGGCCCGCCGGCTGGGAGCACGTGAGCCCGGCGCGCGTGCAGACTTGCCGCAACCGCGGCCAAAAGGTGATCCTGACGCTCGGTGGCTCGGGCTTTGCGTTCCCGTTCTCGACCCGCACCCAAAGCCAGAACTGCGTCAACTCCATCAAGACGATGGTCAGCTACTTCGGCGGCCTGGACGGGGTGGACTTCAACACCTTCGAAGGCACCACCGGCACCAGCCCCACGGAGCTGGTGTGGATCGCTCAGCAGCTCAAGGGTTTCTACGGCGTCGACTTCGCCATCACCGCGCCGCCAGGCGGCAACAACACGGGCGGCGGCTCGGCGGCGGGCTACGCCGGCAGCGACCCGTCGGACCTGAACCTGATGGGGGCCTTGAAGGACGCCGGCGTGCTCACGTTCTGCGCGCCGCAGTACTACGACTGGTCAGCCTACAACCTGCCTGGGTTCATCTCCACGCGCAACCGCGATTGGGTGGCGCGCCTGGGCGCCGACAAGGTGGTGCTGGGCCTGTCTGCCAACTACCCGAACGGCCCGAGCCTGTCGGACTGCACGCGCGAGTGGGACATCTGCGTCAACGAGTACCCCACGCAGCGCGGCGCCTTCTGCTGGAACGCCATCACGAACCTGCAGGGCAACAACGTCTGGGGCTCGACCATGAAGCAGCGCGTGATCGGCAGCGGCGCGGCCGTGGCGCCCGCTCCCGCACCAGCGCCCTCCAGCACGGCCGCCTATCCGTTCGGCTCGCGCCTGGACCTGGCCGCCACCAGTGGACGCTACCCCTACGGCATCATGCCCACGGGCTACACCAACACCCAGATGGATGACATGGTGCGCACCTGCTACAACTCGTGGAAGGGCGCGCGTCTGAAGTCGGGCAACACCTACATCGCCGGCACGTACTTCGACGACTACGGCGACGGCACGCGCTCCGAAGGCATGGGTTACGCCATGCTGATCACGGTGCTCATGGCCGGCTACGACGCCAACGCGCGCACCTACTTCGACGGCCTGTTCAAGCTGGCGCGCCTGCGCCCTGCCTACAACATGGGCTCCGCGGCGGGTGCCAACACGTACCTGATGGAATGGAAGCTCGACACCAGCCTGGCATCGGGCGGTGGCGGCTACAACGCCTCGGACGGCGACCTGGACATCGCGATGGCGCTGCTCATGGCGCACCGGCAGTGGGGCTCGACCGGCACGTGGAACTACCTGCAGGAAGCCAAGAACACGATCGCGGCCCTCAAGGCGGTGAACTTCGCGGCCACGGGCGAGCAGCTCATGCCGCAGAACACCTCGCGCACCTCCGACTACATGATCGGGCACTTCCGCGCGTTCAAGAAGGCCACGGGCGACACGTTCTGGGACACCGCGATTACCCGCTCGGCGTCGCTGATCAACACGATCATCACCAACTACTCGCCCACGGCGAAGCTGCAACCTGGCTTCATCATGACCCCGGGCACCAACCCGCGGCCCGACACGGTCAACCGCGTCGACGGCACCGGCCTGGAAGACAAGTACGACTACAACGCGCTGCGCAACCCGTTCCGCTGGGGCGTGGACTTCATCTACTCGGGCGATGCCACCTGGGGCACGTTCGCGCGCCAGAACGCTAACTGGATCAAGAACGAGACCGGCAGCAACCCGTTCAACACGGCTTCGACCTACCTGCTCAGCGGCGCAGCCAACGGCTCGCGCTGGATTCACCAGGCGATGAACAGCTGCAACATGGTCGGCTCCATGTGCGACGCGAACCTGCAGGGATGGCTCAACACGCTGTTCGCGGCGATGGTGAACAACTACAAGGAAACCGAGGCGTACACCGCCGAGCTCAACCTCCTGCCCCTGATCGTGGCGTCGGGCAACTGGTGGAATCCGTGATGAGATACCGCCGCTGGTTCGAGATCCTGCTGGCCCTGGACTGCCTGATCGGCAGCTGCCTGGGCGCCTGGTCGGACGAGACGATGAGCGCCTATGCCTACCGCAAGCAGCTCGCCGGCGAGGCGCGCGGGCGCCGCTGGGTGAGTTTCATCGACGCCTTGTTCTTCTGGCAGGAGCAGCACTGCGCTCAAGCCTACGCGCACGACCAGGCCAGGCGCCTGACGCCGCCCGCGCAGCGTCAGAAGTTGTCTTGATCAGTAAGTCACAAATGACTTATACTCAGCCGCTGTGAAAGCCTTCGTCCTGGATCTGGAATTCGAGCAGGGCGCCACCTACCGGGAGACCTTCACCTGGAAAGCTGGCAAGCCCGCAATGCCCGTCAACCTCACCGGTTGCACGGCATGGGCGCGCTTTCGCGTCACCGACCCGCCCAGCGTCAAGCGCGATCAGGTGCTGGAGCTCACGACCGAGGACGGCCGCATCGAGCTCGGTGACCTGGACGGGACCATCACGCTCATCGTGCCCGACACGGTGACCCAAACCTTCGCCTGGGACAAGGCGGCCTACCAAGTCTACGTGCGTCACCCCGACGGCAGCGTCACCCGGCTGCTCGAAGGCGTCGCGGAGGTCTCGCACAGTGTCTGAGGTCGCCGTCGAATACCTTGTCGTCGGCGATGGCGAGCAAACGCTCGTTCGCACCGAGGTCGAGCACCAGATCCTGGAGCAGGGTCGCCAGGGACCTCCCGGTCCCGCGTTCGGCTCGGGCGACCTGGACATGGACAACCACGCCATCGTCGACGCCAAGGTGGTCGGCTTTCATGGCGAGTACGACAACGGCGACAGCAACAGCTATGCGCAGGTCCTGCTGGCCAGGGCGCAAAAGCAGAAGCTGCGCATCACCGAGCAGTGCGTGGTCGAGCTCGTAGGGGCCGGCGCGCCGGTGGGGCACTACCAGCTGCGCCTGGTGCAAAACAGCGTGGGCGGTTACCGCGCCATCTGGCAGGGCCTGCTGCCCGGCCGGTGGCTCAACACCAACGTCGTGCCCGAGGTGCACAAGGATCCGTTCGGCGAGTCGATCCTGAGCCTGTACTGGGACGGCAACCAATTCACCCAATCCCTGGCGAAGGTCGGGGCGCTTTGATTTCTCAACCCTGCGAGTAAGTCACCGCTGATGTATCTCGCGATTTCCAACCAAGGACCATCATGGCAGTCACTTACACCACCGCCGTCAAGAACTCCCGCCTCGATGCGGTGAAGACGGCCATCGGCACCACGGGCGTGCTGGAGATCGGCACCTCCGGCATGGCCGCGATCCTGGCGTCGTTCTCCTTGAACAACCCGGCTGCCGCTGCTGCCTCGGGTGGCGTGCTGACCTTCTCGGGCTTCCCCAAGACCGTGGCGGCTTCCGCCTCGGGCACCGCGGCTGCCGCGCGCATCCGCACGGCCACCTCCGGCACCGACATCGTCACGGGCCTGACGGTGGGCACCAGCGGCTCGGACATCAACCTGGACTCGACCAACATCACGTCCGGGCAGAACGTCACGCTCAACAGCGCCACGATCACGCACGCGTGATGCAGGGTTAGTCGGTGGCTTATGGTAAGTCACCGGTGACCGCACAAAGGCGAACGGCCCTGTCGGCCCTGTCCTGACTTTCTTCGCGCACCCGGACCATGGCCCAGCTCAACACAACGAACTATCCCCTCTCGCCCCTGAAGCACGTCACGGGCCTGGACGCCTCCGGGAACGTGCGCCACGGCACCGCGCCTCCGATCAACGTCAAGGACCACGGCGCCAAGGGCGACGGCACCACGGACGACACCACTGCGCTGAAGGCCGCGTTTGACGCCGCCATGGCGTCTGGAAGAACGCTGGTGCTGGACGAGGGCACCTACCTCGTGAGCGGCCCCATCTCCACCATCTCGCAGCTGGCTTCTGTCAACCTGCACCTGCAGTGCAAGGGCCTGGTGCAGATCAATGTCTCGGGTAGCGCCACGGCATTCGACACACTGTTGATGTGCTATTCCACGGCCGCCCACAGTGTCTCGATCACGGGTGGCATCCTGAGCATCGACTGCAACAACAAGTGCGGTGACGGTATCTACATCCGCACCAGCGCAGCCACCTCCACGGGTGTGGTCAACATCTCTACGCCCGTCACCATCCTGAACTGCAAGCAGAACAACTCGTCGCAGGTCAACGAGAACCAGGGTATCCTGGTGTACGGCGAGTACGCCAAGATCATCATGCAGCAGCCGACCGTCGTCGGCGTGACGCGCACCAACACCACGGGCGGCGGCTGCAAGGGCATCGCGATCGCCAACTTCTCGGGCGAGGTGATCATCAACCAGCCGCACGTCGAGAACATCCTGCTGCCTGTCGTCACGGCGGCCGACGCGGACGGCATCGCTACTTTCGCCAAACAATCTGGAGGCGTTGAGACGCTCCTGACCCCTGGCAAGGTGACGATCAACCAGCCCGTGTTCATTGACTGCCAGGGTCGCAGCTTCAAGAGCCAGTGCAGCGACACTACCATCATCCGCCCGCGCGTCTACCGCAAGAACGCGGTCGCCATCGCGCAGTGCACGGAGTTCGACTTCCAGCGTGGCGGCAACAACCTGCTGGTCGAGCCCGACTTCGAGTTCCGCCTGAACAGCGGGGTCAGCCCGCTCGGAGCCAGCCACTCCTGCGTCGCGTTCCAGAACCTGATGACCAACGCCCCCATGTCCTCCCGCGCAGTGGGTGGGTTCATGCGGACGGAAGCGGGACTCCCCAACTACTGCCTGCTGATTCGCGGCACGGGCGCGGCCTTCAGCGAGACGGTGGTGGAGGGCCTGCGCGTTATTCCGATCGGCTCGTTTGCCACCACGGCGATTACACGCGCCCTGGTTGAGTTCAACGGAGCCGATGTTGTCGCTGCGACCGGCAAGACCGTGGTGCGGGTGAGCGATTGCTCCGGCCCCCTGCTCTGTCGCGGAATTGGATACACCAGCTACACCTCCGGCGACCTGTCAGCCAAACTGGACGTGGAGGCCACGGATCTGCGCAACACCCTTGGCGCCGCCAGTGCGGCGCAACCGTTCAGCAACCTGAGCGGCGGGTTCATCACGCAGGTGGACACCTTCATGTTCCGCAACAACACGGGATACCGTGACTTCACCGGCGGCTTCACCTTCAACTTCAACAAGTTGCGCCCTGGCTGCGTCTTCACGGTGGACATCGGCAACATCACGGCCACGGGCGCGCCCGCGTGGGGCACCAGCGGCTACGCCACCATCGAGTGCCTCACGGACTACTTCGCCAGCACCGACAAGACCGTGCGAGTGACCAAGGGCAGCGGGGCGGGTATCTGGTTCACCCAGGACGGCGGCGCCACCTGGGGCACGACCGCGTAATGCAACACCGCTGACCTCGTGAGCGCATAAGTGGCAATCCAGTACGTCGGTGGCACCACTGGCACCGGCACTGGCGCCAGCTACTCCGTCTCCCTGAATGGCGCCCTCACCGGCGGCTTGGCTTCATCGCCGGCGGCCGGTGACCTGATCGTCGTCTACGCCGGTCACGGCAACACCGCATCTTCCGCACCGACTTGCTCGGGTAACACCTCGGGCGCCTACGTCGCGGCCCACACGGCGATCCACTCGAACGACACGTGGGACACCGAGTTCTGCACGTTCTACCAGTTTGCCGGCGCCACGCCCGACACCACGCTGACCATCGGGCGGACCAACACCACCACCTATGGCGGCGCCACGGTGGTGCTGGTGTTCCGCGACGTGAGCTCGGTGACGGCCACCTCCACCAGCGGCTTCAACGGTGGGGCGGTGAACCCGCCATCGGTGACCCCCACGGTGGCGGGCTCCTGGGTGGTCGCCGGCGGCACGGGCATGCTGTCTGCGACCGATACGGCCGGCATGACGGCCATCAGCAACCTCACGGCTGTTCGCAGCGCTTACGGCGACGGCTCAACTTCTGACGCCAGCACCATCGCCGGCTACTACAGCGGCTGGACCAGCGGTGCGTTCGACCCGGCGGCGGCCACCGGCGGCAACCTGGCCAACACCAGCAGCTCGTGGGCGGCCTCGACCCTGGTCCTTGCCCCGCTGAATCCGTCGATCAGCACCGTGACGGAGAACTTCCAGGGCACCCGGGACACAAACAAGTGGTACACCGACGAGCCAACTGGATCGACCGTCACTTTCACTGGCGGAGAACTCGTTCTCACGCCGGCCCAGACGAACGGCTTCGGGGCGATTCTCTACAGTGGCGCGCCTGGTGGATTCTTCGACCTCGATGCTACAGGAGCCTATGTCAAGCTCACGCAACGACTGACGACAGCTAACAAGGCTGTAGGTGGCTATGTCGAATATGACATCTTCGACAATAACGACACGACCACCTATGTAGGCTTTCAGGTCTCGACGGCTGGCGTACTGAAGGCCATCACATACAAAGCGAATGTTCAGACCCAGTCTGTCACCATCTCGTCCACTTGGGACACGGACAACACCCCCTGGCTGAAGATCACGTTGTCGGGCGGAACCGTTACGTGGTGGACCGCCCCCGATAGCGGAAGCGGCACCCCTGGCACGTGGACCTCTCGAAACACCAACTCCACGCTGCCAGCGCAGTTCCATCTGGCCAAGCTGTGGTATCAAACCTGGAACGACGACTGGACCACGACCGGTGCACTCGTCGGGGCTGCAAAGTTCGACGGCGTCAACACCGCTGCCAACTCGGTCGGCGGTGGCGCCGTGGCGGGAGACCTGACGGCTGCCGAAAGCGGCGCAGACACCCACGTCAGCACCGGCACGGTACTGGTCTCGGGCAGCCTGGCCCCGACCGAAGCCAGCACGCCCGATACCTTTGCCAGCACTGGCGCCGTGAAGGTGACGGGCGCGCTCGCCGCAACCGAGGACAGCGCGGCGGACACGCTGGCTGCCACGGGCGCGGTCAAGGTTGCCGGCGCGCAGGCGGTGAGCGAGACGGGCTCGGACACGGCAGCTGCCACGGGTGCGGTTGCGGTTTCGGGGGCCTTCGCAACCGCCGAGAGCGGCGCTGACACCAGCCAGATCACCGGCGCTGTTGCGGTCGCAGGTTCCCTGGCAACGACCGAAGCTGGAGACGACACGTTTGCCGCAGGCGGTGGCTCGCCCATCGCAGGCTCCCTCGGCGCAACAGAAGCTGACACCGACACCTTCGGTGCCACGGGCACCGCCTGGTACGAAGGCGCGATGGCGGCGAGCGAGCCCGTGGGCCAGGACGCCTTCGTCTCGACCGGCACACTTCCCATCGCCGGCGCGCTGGTTGTCACCGAGCCCGCCAGCGACAGCCTGGCAACCACGGGTACGGTTGCCATCGCCGGCAGCCTGGCGCCGACCGAGACCGGATCCGACAGCCTCTCGAGCACCGCCGCCGTAGCGGTTGCGGGCTCGCTGGGCGTGTCCGAGACCGGGGACGATGCCTGGGCAACAACGGGCGCGGTGGCAGTCGCTGGGGTGCTTTCCGGGACCGAGACGAGCCCCGACACGATCAGCGCCCCGGGCACCGTCGCCGTGCAGGGCTCGACTGCCTTGGTCGAAGCGGCAACGGACACCGCAACCATCTCCGGCGCGGTCGCGGTGGCCGGCAGCTCGGATCTGGTCGAGACCGCCGACGCATTCGCCGCCTCGGGCGGGCCAGCCACCGCGGCCGCCATGAACGCGCTCGAGAGCGGAGCGGACGTCTACGACGCTTTGCTCGACCAGAGCGGCAACCCGGTCACCGACCAGAACGGAAACCCGATCCACAGTGCCGTCACCGGCAATGTCCTGGTCTCTGGCACGTTGAGCCCCACGGAAGACGCGGACACGTTCGGCGCCGCGGGCTCCCTCAGTCGCGCCGGCAGCGTCGCGATCGTCGAAAGCACAAGCGATACGTTTACCGGCGCCGCCACGGTCCTGGTCTGGGGCAACCTCACGACCAGCGAGAGCCAGCAGGACAGCTTCGCTGCAACCGGCGTCCTGGCCAGCCAGGGCAGCATGACGGCTGCCGAGACCGGTGGCGACAGCCTGTCTGCGCCTGGCAAGGTGGCGATCGCCGGCGCGGCCGCTGCAACCGAGGCCAGCACAAAGGACAGCTTCTCCTGTACGGGCATCGTCTTCATCGCCGGAGCCGCCTCGGCGTTCGAAGCCGCCGACACCTTTGCCGCCACCGGCCGGGTGCCTGCCGTGGGCAGCTTGTCCGCGGGCGAAGCGGCGATCTCCGACAGCTTCGGCAGCACGGGCAGCGTGTGGTTCGAAGGCGCCATGGCGGCCGCAGAAGCCGCCACCCTCGACAGCTTCGAAGCCTTCGGGGTGCGCGAGCTGTTGAGCTCCCTGCAGGCGGTCGAGACCGACTCCGACAGCTTCGCTGCAGCCGGCGTGGTGCCCATTCGCGGAGCGTTCAGCGCGAGCGAGGCAGCCGACACGTTCTTCTGCACGGGCAACTTCCCGTCCGAGGGTGCCATGGGCGCGGTGGAATCCGCCGGCATCGACACGGTCCAGATCAGCGGCCGCGTGGCGGTGCGGGGTGCGGCCGCAGCCACCGAAGCGAGCGATTCGGACATCTTCGAGACCACCGGCGGCAAGGTCTTCATGACCGGCGTCATGACGGCCACCGAGCAACGCGACAGCTTCGCCGCCGACGGCAGCGTCTGGACCGAAGGGTTCGTCACCATCACCGAGGCCACGCGCGACAGCGCGCAGTTCACTGGCAGTGTCCTGGTGCTGGGCGCGTCCGAGGCGCTCGAGCAGGCCATCCCCGACACCTTCGCCGGCAAGGGCGGCCCGATCGTCACCGGCTCGCTGGACTGCCGCGAGGAGGGTGCGGACCTGTTCGGCCTGTCCGAGGGCTACGTCACCAAGAGCTCCGTCACGCCTGGCTTCTTCTTCGGCAGCCCGTTCTAAGCGCAAACCTGGACCGCGTAAACCAGTCACCGGTGACTTGATTTCAAGGAAGAGAATGAGTACACTGCAGAGCAATCCGATGCGAGAGACCGCTGAGGCCCACACCCCTCAAGTCTTGAAAGCGCATCGTGAAAGTCCTCCAGCACATCCAGCACCTGGCCGAGCCCGTCAAGTCCACCGCAGACCACCTTGCCTTCACCGGCATCCTTCTGACGCTGGCCCAGTGGCTGCCCTCGATCGCGGCCCTCATGTCGATCGCCTGGTACGCCTACCGCTTCTACGACGCCTGGCAGAAGAAACGCCAGGGCAAGCAGCTGGACCCCAATGAGTGAAGTCGTCGTCAGGGGCGTCAAGGTTGTCTCGGGCCTGGTCCTGGCCGGGGCCGGTCTGCTCACCGCCATGAACACCTGGGAGGGCGACGGCAGCGTCGTCTACGCCGACAAGCTCGCCGGCGGCCTGCCCACCGTGTGCTCGGGCCACACCGACTGGAACCTGCGCGTGGGCACCCTCTACACCAAGGAAGAATGCGCGCGCATCGATGGCGCCAACGCCGAGAAGTACGGCATGGCCATCATCCGCTGCACCGGCCACGGCACCGAGGGCGCAGCGCGCCTGAACCAGAACCAGTTCGATGCGCTGACCCTGTTCGCCATCAACGTGGGCACCACCGGGGCCTGCGGCTCGCGCGCGGTGCGCCTGATGAAGCAGGGCAGGGCAGAGGAAGCCTGCGATGCCATCGCCCACGGCCCGGACGGCACCCCTGTGTGGTCCTACACCGATGGCGGCAAGAAGTTCGTGCGCGGGCTCTACAACCGGCGCCTCTTCGAGCGTGACTGGTGCCTGCGCCCGGTTCCGACCCCTACCCAGAAGGAGACCGCGTGATGGGCTTCGCTCTTTGCATCGCCATTCCCCACCAGATCACCAAAGCCTGGCTGCAGCTCGTGACGCAGCTGGCGCTGATGCCGGTGAACACGTTCTTTCCGCTGCTCAAGGAGATCGCGCGATGAAGTTCCTCAAGTTCCTCGGCTGGGCCGTACTCGTCATCTTCTGCCTGGTGCTGGCCATGCCGGTGCTTGCGTTCCTGGCGCTGGTGTTCTGATGGCCGAAGACGGCCACCCTCTGGCACCGGCTCCCGACCTGCCGGAGCCGAGCAACACCAAGGCGGCGATCGGCGCCGTCAAGACGTTCTTCACCAGCGACGGCCCGGTCGAGTTCACCAAGAAGATGGTCATGTTCCTGGCGGTGGCTGTGGCCATCGGCGTGGGCCTGGGCTACTTCTACATGAGCCACCAGGCCAAGCGCCACGAGATCGAGGTCAAGAAGGCCCAGATCGACACCCTGCGCAAGAACGCCAACGAGTCGGCGAAGAACGCGCTCAAGAGCCAACAGCAAAGCGCGGCGATCGACGCCGCAATCGCCAAGGGCGAGGCCCAGGCCGCGCGCACCCGCAACGAGGCCGCCGCGCGCATCACCCGTCAACAGGAGCAAGCCCGTGACCAGCTCACCCAAGTCCTTCCCCAGCTCGACGAAGCAGGGCGCGCCATCGTGGATCAGATGCTCGATGGTCCTCGCCTTGATGTTGGGACTGTCCGCCTGCTCAACGATGCCCGAGAAGGCAGCGGTATGGAACCCGCCGGCCGCGGCGATGCAGCGGGCAAAGCCCCTGCCAAAGCTGCCCGTCCCTGAAGGTGCGGCCGACAGCGACGCCAGCTCGATCGGCCTGAAGGAGCTGGTCGTGGACGACCTGGAGATCACCAGGATGTACCGCGAGTTGGCCGCACGGCACGACGCCCTGGTGGACGCGGTGCTCGAGAAACTCAAGGAACAGGCCGCCGGCGAGCACCCGATGCCTTCGTTCATTCAACGCCTGATCGGCGAGTAAGGCATCCCGTGAGCCAAGCCCCCACCGACTTCACCCGCTTCGTGGAGGTCTTCAACGACCTGGAGCAGTTCCCCACCGCAGCGGACGTCGCTGGCGAGCTGGGCATCTCGATCAAGACCGTGCGTAACAAGGCCGGCAGCTACCGCGCCATGTGCGCCGTCAACGCTGACCTGCCACGTCTGATCCTGCGTGCGACCACCAGCGAGAACCCGATGTCCGAAGACACGGGCAAGTTCATGGAGCACTGGGGGCCGCAGGAGTGCATCGAGGAGCTGCAGCGCGTGGCGCGCAAGGACCTCGAGATGGTGGTGACGCGCAACTACTTTCGCAACCACAGCGCGATCTCCGAGAGCACCTGGAACCGCTTCTTCGGCACGTTCGACGAGTTCAAGCGCCAGGCCGGCATCATGCTCTCGCGCCCGCAGCACGCCCTGGAGCGCGCGGTGGCCAAGCATGCCTCGGTCGACCACTACCGCCAGCTCAACATCGACCGACGCGATTACGGCGACCGCTACGAGGTCCGGCGCGAGGGTCGCTTCAAGACCATCCTGGCCTGCAGCGACCTGCACGACGAGGAGTGCGACCCCTTCTGGCTGCGCGTGTTCATCGACACCGCACGCCGGCTGCAGCCGCACGTGATCGCCCTGGTCGGCGACATCTTCGACCTGCCCGAGTTCGGCAAGTACGGCGTCGATCCACGTGAGTGGAACGTCACCGCCAGGATCCGTTTCGTGCACGAGCAGATCCTGGCGCCGCTGCGCGAAGCCTGTCCCGATGCCCAGTTCGACTTCATCGAGGGCAACCACGAGGCACGGCTTCTCAAGCACCTGGCCGACCAGACGCCGGCCCTGCGCGCGGTGCTCGCGGACTTGCACGGCATGACGGTGCCCAAGCTGCTCGGGCTGGACCGCTTCGCCATCAACTACATCGCCCAGGCCGACCTGGCGGCGTTCACCAAGCGCGACTTCGAAAAGGAGCTCGCGGCCAACTACAAGGTCTACTACGACGCCTTCCTGGTGCACCACTTCCCGCATGCGCGCGACATGGGCCTGCCTGGCGTAAACGGCCATCACCACAAGCATCAGGTGTGGCCTGGCTACAGCCCGATCTACGGCAGCTACGAGTGGCACCAGATGGGGTGCGGGCACAAGCGGGTGGCCAGCTACTGCTCGGGCGAGAAGTGGCACATGGGCTTTGACATCGTGCACATCGACACCCACACGCGCGCCACGCTGCACGACTACGTCACCGTCAGCGACTTCGCCGTGGCGGGCGGGCAGATGTACTGCCGTGCCCCGCACGAGGTCGATCCTGCGGTGATCAAACCTTTGCACATGAATAGCCCGACTGCTTATTGAAGATAAGTCACCGCTGAGTTATAGTGAATCATCCGAGAACCCGGCAGTACCGAAGGGTGGCCATGCGACGAGAGGACAAGATGAAGCGAGACAAGCACCGTGATCGTCGCCACGGTCGGCAAGAGCAGCCAGAGCCCCAGGGCGCGCTGCAGCCACCCGACCCCCGCTTCATCGAGCGCGAGCCACGCGTGACCCGCCTGGAGCCCAAGAACGAGATCCAGGCCCGCTACATCCACTCCATCGAGCGCAACATCCTCACCATCGCCACCGGCCCGGCCGGCACCGGCAAGACCTACTGCTGCGGCGTGCTGGCGGCGCTGGCCCTGAAGGACAAGGCGGTGCGCAAGATCATCGTCACGCGCCCCGCGGTGGAAGCCGGCGAGAACCTGGGCTTTCTGCCCGGGGAGAAGGAAGAGAAGTACGAGCCCTACATCGTGCCTTTTCGCGACGTGCTCACCGAGGTCCTGGGCCGCGGCGCCCTCGAATACTTCCTCAAGACCGGCGACATCGAGCCGGCCCCGCTCGCGTACATGCGCGGGCGCACCTTCAAGAACTGCTTCGTGATCCTGGACGAGGCGCAGAACGTCACCCCGGTGCAGATGAAGATGTTCCTTACGCGCATCGGCGAGAACTGCACCGTGATCGTCAACGGCGACCTGCGCCAGAAGGACATCCCCGGGCCGAGCGGGCTCGAGGATGCCATTCGGCGCTTGGGGCGTGTGCGTCGGGTCGAGCACATCGAGTTCGAAGCCGAGGACATCGTCCGCTCGGGCTTCGTGCAGGACGTGGTGGACGCGTACGACGCGTGAAGCTCTTGGGGCCGCGACCTGATTTCAACCAGCTTGGGGCAATAGTGGAGCTTGGGGCTGCAGCTTGGGGCCGCCACCTCGCTTCATAAAGGTATTACTACACTCAAAACACAAGCTCATAAGATGTTTATGGGCGCAGAGGACATCCCCAACCAATGACCATCGCGGCCCCAAGCTACTACGGCTCCGAGCTGGACGCCGACTCGCTTGAGATCCTCACGATCCAGCGCATCGACGCCAGGCTGCTCGCGTGCGAGCCGGCCCTGATGCGGCGCAAGTGGTTCGACTACCGGCCCCTGCACCCCGCCCAGGCGACCTACCTCATGGTGCACCACTACAACCGCGCCTACGGTGACTTCATCGGCCAGACCCTGGACGTCAAGCGCCGGTTCACGCAGGTGATCAAGGGCAAGGACTTCATGACCGCCCGCGAAGTGAAGAGCTTCTGGCGGCTGCGCCAGCGAATCGACGAGCTTGGCGTGCGCTACGAGTTCTTCCTGCGCGCGGCGATGGCCTGGCTCATCGAGCGCGGTTGGGGCAAGGGCTCCCCGCACCCGCCCCGGCCGGCACAGCTGCTGCGCGAGGACGAGATGGTCCAGGACATCTGCAACGCCTGGCACCGCGAGTGCAAAGCCAAGATCCAGTACGCCCAGCATCCGCGCTACCAGGTGGCCAACTGGGTCGCAGCGCCCGACCAGCAGGAGTACGAGCAGTGGATCGTCTCGCAGGTCAAAGCACGGGCGCATCCCCGCTTTGCGCTCGCGAGCGCGCTCTATGAATTCGACGCCCTGCGCATCGAGGCGGCGATCGAGCACTTTCCGGACGAGACGCTGCGCGAGGCAATCGCAAGTCGCCTCGATTAAGTAAGTCAACGGTGACCTATAATGCGCTCACAGTAGTGCTCGCATGAGGGCACCACCAGCATTGGAGACTCCCACAATGGATCAGCACACAATGGCAACAGACCGCGGCCGCAACTACGACGAGGTGCGCCGCGAGCAGCAGCGCGAGGGCCGCCAGATGGCCGCCGAAGAGCGTCAACCGATGCGCCGGCACAGCGACCGCTTCCCATCGAAGAAAAAGGCCGAGCCCAAGGGTCACGAGGCGTTCCTCAAGGCCCTGGAGGAGTCGGGCAAGGAGCAGGGCACCAAGGTCGAGGTCGAGAAGATGAACGGCGTCAAACGTGTCGGCATCGTCAAGTGCTCGGACCATTACACGATCACGCTGCGCGTGCCCGCTCCCGAGGAGAGCTGTGGCTTCATCGACTGGGTGATGTTCAAGCATGACATCTCCGAGTTCCGCGCCCTGCAAGGCAAGAAGCGCGAGGAGAAGCCCGGTGAGTGACCAGGCCCAGGTCGCAGAAGCCGCGGTCACGGCCCTGATCGCGAACACGTACAACGGGGAGGCTGCGGCCTCCCTCGCTGTTTCTGAGCCTGCTGAGGCGCAGGAGCAGAACCAGGCTGAGGTCGAGAAGTTCGAATTCGATGCCGACTTCCAGACCCAGCTGGCAACACATGCAGTGCGCGATGTGCAGTTCATGCGCAAGGTCGGCCACCTGATCGACCCCAACTTCTTCGAGAACGTGGGCGAGGCGGCGGTGGTGAACCTGGCCCTGCGCTTTTGGCGCAAGTACCAGCAGCTACCCAATCGCATCACGGCGCAGCAACTGCTCAAGGACGATCTCAACGCCAAGGTCATTCGAGGCGACATCAAGCCCTCGGTGATCGAGGCGTTCAAGAAGGTCTTCGTCCTCAATCCCGATCTGTCCAACTCGGACTTCTTTGCCCAGAACCTGGCGGACTTCGCCCGGCACCAGGCGGTGAGCAACGCGCTGCTGGAGTGCGTCGACCTGCTGGCCAAGAAGGACTTCGGCAAGATCGAGTCGAAGATGAAGGCTGCCTACAACGTGGGCATCAACCTCGACGGCGACGAGTACAGCTACTGGGCGCGGATCACCGAGCGTACCGCCGCGCGCAAGGACCGTCTGGCCGGCCTCTTGCCGCCCACGGGCGTGACCACCGGCATCCACGAATTGGACCAGCTGCTGTGGCACAAGGGCTGGGGTTTGCGCGAGCTGTCGGTGCTGCTCGGCGGCCCGAAGACGGGCAAGACCACGGCCATGATCGGGTTTGCCAAAGCGGCATCGCTGGCGGGCCTGAACGTGCTGTACGTAACGCTCGAAGTCAGCCGCGACATCATCAGCACCCGGGCCGATGCCTGCGTCACCGACACCCTGATGAAGGAGGTCGGCATCAAGCCGCACGAGGTTGAAGCCAAGGTGCGCGCGTTGCAGGCCCGCGCCGGCGCGTTCGAGGTCGCCGAGTACCCGAGCGGCACCTTCACGCCTTCGATGCTGCGTTCCAAGATCGAGCGCTACAAGTCGCCGGCGATTCTCCCTGACGGCACCACGCGCCCGCCGATCACTTTTCATCTCGTCGTGGTGGACTACGCCGACCTGATGCGCCTGGACAACCCGACCAACGAGCCGCGCGAGAACAGCCGCCTGTTGTGGATCGACCTGCGCGGGATTGCCGACATCGAGAACGTGGCCATGCTCACGGCGACCGCGACCAACCGCGACGGCATCAAGGCGACGGTAGCCGACAAGACCCACGTGGCCGACGACATCAACAAGGTGCGCACGGTGGACCTGATGATCTCCATCAACAAGACCGACGAGGAAGCGGCCGCGGGCGAAGCCCGTTTGAACTTCACCGCCTCGCGTAACCAGGAAGACGGCTTCACCGTGTTCATCAAGCAGGACATGGCCCGCATGAAGTTCATTTCCAAACTGCTGAGGGTCGAGTGATGCTGCGCGTAATCGTTCTCGCCTGTCTCATGTCCCTGGCCGGTCTGCCGATCGCCAAGGTCCTGGGCCTGTCCCTGCTGGTCATGATCATGTTCTCGTGACCGCCATGCGTCGCAGCAACGCCGAACTCCAGGAAGCCATCGACAGCCTCGACATCGAGGCGTGGATGGACCGGGAGGGTGTGCGCTACAAGAGCACGCGCGGCGCAAGCGGCCAGCAGCTGAACGTGAAGGAGTGCCCGTGCTGCGGCAACTCCCACTGGAAGGTCTACATCAACGCCGACACCGGGCTGGGCAACTGCTTTGCCGGTGACTGCGAAGCCAAGTTCAACCGCTGGTCCTTCATCAAGGCATACCTTGGTGGCGACAACCGTGCCACCGTCGATCACGTCCTGGCCGTTGCGAGCGAGCAGGGCTGGCGTCCGCCGAAGAAGACAAGCGCGCCGGTCAAGCTGCGCACCGCGGACCTGGAGCTCCCACCCTCGATCCCGCTGCCCTACGGCGGGCGCAACCTGAAGTACCTGGATAAGCGCGGCATCACGGGCGACATCGCCCGCTACTTCCAGCTGCGCGCGGCCCAGGGTGGCTCGTGGTTCAAGATCGACGGCAAGGCGGTGCAGGACTACAGCATGCGGGTGATCATCCCGGTGTTCGACTTGGCCGGCCAGCTCGTGTCATTTCAGGGTCGCGACATGACCGGCACCGCCGAACAGAAGTACCTGTTCCCGCCCGGGTTCGCCTCCACCGGATCGATCCTCTACAACGGACACAACGCCGTCGGCGCGCAGCGCGTGGCGGTAGGCGAGGGCGTCTTCGACGTCATGGCCCTGAAGATCGCCCTGGACGAGGAGATGGCCCTGCGCGACGTGGTGCCGATCGGCTCGTTCGGCAAGCACCTGTCCGAGGGCAGCGACAACAGCCAGCTGGCCAAGCTGATGCAGCTCAAGGACCAGGGCCTGCGCGAAGTCACGTTCGTCTGGGACGGCGAGGAGCGCGCCTACCAGGACGCCATTAAGGCGGCGCTGCTGGTGCACGGGATCGGCCTGGTGGCCCGGGTCGCGCGCCTACCCGACAACAAGGACCCGAACGAGGTGTCGCCCGATGTGGTGCGCCAGGCGTTCTACCAGGCCCGGGTCGTGACGCCCACCAGCGCGGTGGGCCTCAAGCTGCAGCCAATGAAGTTCGTCGGCAATGTGAAGATAAGTCAATCGTGACTTGTCTTTCCTGACCGAAAGAACGACAATTCAGTCATCGAGATAGCGCGCAGTGTGCGCAGGGAAGGATCCCAATGGGTATCAGTGTTTCAACGACGTACATGGAACACCAGGGTGGGACCAAGTTCTACGAGACGGTCCTCATGGTCGGCAACCATGGCGCACTCACGGGCGCTTCCATGCTGATCAAACGCTGGGGCCGGCTGGACCAGAAGAAGGGCGGCGGTCAGACGAAGATCGAGCGCGGATCCACCGCCGCAGTGAAAGCCTCGCGAGACAAGATCCACCGCGAAAAGATCGCCAAGGGCTACAGCAATTCCTCGAACCTGAACGGGCACGGGTTGCACGCGGCGCATAGCCATGAGGTCGGAGTCGAGCGGCTGCTCGAATACGCCCATCTGCACTACCACAGCCCGGAAGAGTTCAAGGCGATCTCCGACCATTTTGGCGCCGGCATGGCGTTCCCGCTGCCCGAGTCAGTGCGCGAGCCCGAGGTCGAAGTCGACCGCGGCGAATCATGGGGAGCCTTCTGATGAACCCGATCTCTGCATCCGAGAGCGGCAAGAACGCCTACTACATGGGCCACTGCCGTCACACCGAACACAACCCGGCCTACTGCGCCTGCCTGGAGAAGATCAGGCGCGTGAAGGCCCACGAGCGGGTGGACCCGGTCTGCGCCGATCCCATTCGGCTGGGCACCTGCCAGGCCGTGCACATGCGTCAGGCCGAAGAACTCGCCGGCGAGGCCCTGTACTTCGTCTCGCGCGAGGACTGGCAGAAGGGCATGGCGAAGCTGCCGCCCTGGGCCGTCCCTGTTGATCAGTCACCGGTGACGGAACGCCCGGTGCCGCAAATGACCGAGGCGCAGAAGCGAGTTCACGGCGGTATGAAAAGCAGCGGCGCCTTCGGTGTCGAGGCGGCAGTGACCCTGGGCGGCAGCTACGCCGATGCGATCAACGCGGCCATGAAGTCGTCGGTCGCGCCCATCAGCCCGCCCGTGAGCGCGCCAAAGCCCACGCCCAGCCCGAGCCCTGCACCGGTGACCGTGGCGAGCACCCAGATCAGTCTGCCCCGCCTGCCGGGGGAGTCACCCATCGCATACGCAAAGCGTCGCGCAGCGGCGTTGAAAGGAGAAAAGCAAGCATGACCTCAGACGAAATCTTCGCCGCGATCGAGCACATCGCCAGCGTGCCTGGCAAGAACGACAAGATCGCCCTCGTCACCAAGCACTGCGCCGATCCCGAGTTCGTGCGCGTGCTCAAGGCGACCTACAACCCGCTCATCACGTACGGCGTGCGCAAGTTTCTGCTGCCTCACGTCAGCAGCGATGGTCAGTTCGACGATTCGACCTGGCACATCTTGACCATGCTGGCGGACCGCACCCTCACCGGGAACGCGGCTCTGGAGGCAATCAGGGACGAGATGCAGCGTCTGACGACGATGAGTGCCACCTTGTTCAAGCGCATCATCCTCAAGGACATGCGCGCGGGCTTCGACGCGGAGACCTGCAACAAGGCCGTCAAGGGCATGGTGCCGGCGTTCCCGTACATGCGCTGCAGCCTGCCCAAGCACGTGAAGCTCGACGAGTTCTTCGCCGACGGCTGCACCGTGCAGGAGAAGGCCGACGGCATGTACATGAATCTGGACATCGCGCTGGGCGGCGAGGTGCGTCTGTCCAGCCGCCAGGGCACCGAGTACCCGATGGGGGCCTTCAGCGAGTTTGAGGCAGCGGCTTCTGCGACCCTCACGCACGGCACCCAGACCCACGGCGAGATGCTGGTGCTGCGCGACGGCAAGATCCTGCCGCGCGAGGACGGCAACGGCGTCCTGAACCACGTGGCCGCTGGCGGGGATTTCGCCGAGAACGAGCGCCCGCTGTTCCTGGCGTGGGACCAGATTCCGCTGTCGGCGGTAGTGCCCAAGGGCAAGTACAACGTGCCGTACAAGCAGCGCCTGGCCGATCTGCTGCAGCAGATCAAGGGCTCGCTCATCAAGGGCTCGCCCGGTCGCTTCTTCCAGTTGATCGAGACCAAGGTGGTCAAGAACATGGACGAGGCGATGGCCTTCTATCGCAAGAAGCTGGCCGAGGGCAAGGAAGGTGCGATCGTCAAGAAGCTCACGGCCATCTGGCGTGACGGCACCAGTCGCGAGCAGATCAAGCTGAAGCTGGAAGTCTGCGTCGAGCTCAAGGTCACCGGCTACAACGGCGGCACGGGCAAGTATGAAGGGATGCTCGGCTCGCTCGTGTGCGAGAGCCACTGCGGCGAGCTGCAGGTGGATGTCTCGGGGCGCGGCGATGACATGCGTAAGAACTTCGCCATCGAGGACTGGGACGGCGCGATCGTCACCGTCAAGGCCAACGCGATCATGCCGCCCGGCGACAGCAACCCCCGGCACTCGCTGTTCCTGCCGATCTTCGTGGAGCGCCGCACCGACAAGGGCGTGGCGGACACGCTCGCGCAGATCAAGGCGCAGTTCGAAGCGGCGGTGCAGGCATGAGCGCCGAGCGTATGAGCGCCGCCGAAGCAAAGGCCCGCCAGGGCTACATCGAGCGCGGTGGCAGCTGCGGCCGCTGCCAGCACTACACGAGCAAGTACATGCTGCCCACCTGGATGCAGCAGCAAAACGACGAGCTCAAGAAGCAGGGCCTGCCCCCGAAGTGGGACTTCAACTACCAGGAGGAAGTCCAGCGCCGCTGCAGCCTGGGTGACTTCCCCGTCAGGAAGCTGGCGGTGTGTGCGCAGTACAAGCGCAAGGAGAAAGAATGATGACCAATGTTGCTCGCAGCTGGCTGCCGCAACTCATTCGCGGTGATGGTCCGGCCCACGTCGAGGAAGAACCCGTTGTGGCCCGCGTCCCGCCCGTGGACGTGAACCTCACCGTGCGGTGCGACAAGCTGGAGAAGTCCCTACGTGATGCGGGCTGCCAGTGGACGCCCGCCATCAACTACGCGCTGACCCTGGCCCGCGACCTGGAGCGGAACCTGAACGAGGCGAAGGTCCAGCTGCGTTCTGCCGAAGTCGAAGCCGAGCGCCTGGGTGACCAGCTGCACGCGCTGCGCGCGGCCAACAAGGTCAAGGCAGCCAAGAAGACTGCAGCCAAGCCGGTGAGGAAAGTGGCATGACCGACATGGAATACCGCGTCTTGCGCGCCCAGTTTCCGTTTCCCTGGACCGAGCGGGTGTTCCAGCACCCGCGCGCCGGCGGGATCGTGCAGGTCCTCGCGGCCAACGGCCAGGAAGTGCCGCTGTTCACGATGACCAAGTTCCTCACCTTCATCACCACCAGGCTGCAAGCGACCGCGGCCACACCGCCATCACCTGGAGCCGCCACATGAGCGTCATCACCCTGACCGGCCCGACCTGCGCCGGCAAGTCCACCATCGAGCGGGAGCTGCAGCGCCTGGGCTGCGGCCGCGCCATCAGCCACACCACCCGGGCTCGCCGCATCGGCGAGAACCATGGCGAGCACTACCACTTCGTCACCGGCGAGGAGTTCGACCGCCTGGAGCAGGCGTACGAGTTCATCGAGGTGGTCACCTTCGGCACCAAGCGCTACGGCATGAGCAAGGGCGCCATTCACGAGGCCCTGACCCGGGGCGAGCACGTGGCGATCGTGGTGGACCCCCATGGCGCCGAGCAGATCGGCCGCTACTGCATCAAGGAACGCCTGCCGCACTGCGCGGTGTGGATCGACTGCGATCCCAAGGAGCAGGCCCGCCGGTTCATGACACGCCTGACCCAGGACATGCTCATCGGCAGGGAGGCTGTCGACGCCCACGTCGAGCGCCTGGGCCTGATGCTGTCGCAGGAGACCGTGTGGCGCCAGGCTGCGCGCAACAACCGCATCTCGCTGGGCGCCTTCATGCAGTACAGCCAATACATCGAATCGACCAGCGCCGAGCCGGCCGAGCTCGCCAAGCAACTGCTCGAGGACCTCACCGGCAAGGTGCGGGTGCGCAAGTCGGGCGGTCTGCCGCTCTACATCGACCGGCCCGACCTGCACTGATCACGGCTTGTAGACCCAGGGCGAGGCGGCCACATTGAACGTGCTGGGCACGTTCGGGATCGACCCCGTGGGATTCCAGTAGTCCATCCGGTCCACGTCGATGGTGCGCGGCCCGTCCCAGCACGGGCTCACGCCAACGAACATCAGGTCGCACGAATCATCTGCCACGTGGAAGCTCTCCTGGTGGGCGGCTCCCGTGTGGACGGCGCCCAGGGTGTGGAAGATCTCGTGCAGGGCCAGGTATTCGGTGTAGTGCGGCGCCGCCGTCGGGCCGCCAGCGAACCCAGTGGACAAGCACGGCCGGTAGCCGGGGATCTCGCCGCGCAGGTAGATCACGGCGGTGCGGTCGGTGGCGTTGAACTGCGGTATCGGCCCATCGGCGCACACCTCGTCCTGGCTGCCGTCGTAGTACACCAGGAGCTTCTTGTCCGTGCTGGTGATGAGCTCCTGCAGGTCCGCCGAAATGGCTGCGTGTTTGGTCGAGCCCTTGAGCGCCATGTAATCGGCGTCCTTGCGCGGCAGCCGCACGAACTGGATGTCCAGCTCCCCAAGGTACGTGTCGAAGTGCACCCGGTAGCCGGTCTGCTCGAACAGCCAGTTGTTGCCGCTCGCCACCGTGTTCTTGATGGCATCACCCAGATCCAGCTCGCGGTCCGTGGCGTCCGCGGGGATCGCATAGACCACATGGAACTGCTTCACGCCAGGCGCGTCGTCGGGCCGGTCCTCGGTGCTGGCGCGCTGCGTGGGTGCGGTTGGTGTGACGTCAGGCGTGCTGGGTGTCGGCGTCACTGGTGCGGTGACAGTCCCCGTGCTCGTCGTGCCCGTTGTTCCCGTGCCATTCGTGGGCGTCGAGGGTACGGGCGTCACCGGCACTGGCTCGGGATGCACCGGCTCGGGATTTTGCGGCGTGACGTTGGTCGAGGGCGTACCGACAGGCGCTGGCAGGTTCTGGTGCGTGGAGCTGTCTGCGGGCGCCTGAGCCACTGGCCCTGGGGTGGTCTCGGGAGCAGGGGCGGGTGGCGGACTGCTACTACCTCCACCCCCACCGCCGCCACATGCGGCCAGGACAATCGTCACGCAAAGTGCTAGTACGTATCGGGTCATCTGCTACTCCGGACAAGAGTTGACCCTTCACGCTACGCGCTGAGACCGTTCTGGAACTCAAAACGATTTCTTTGCCTGCACTTTTGCATGGCGGCTCGCGCATTACTGCG